GTTTTTACTGCTGAGCCTGGTAAGAAAGTAGGGTACGTTATAGAGAATGCTATATTCATTAATGTGCTGCCAAACCCAGATAACCTAACAGACATAGAAGAAATTGAGAAACGTATAACTTTAACTGAGTATCCTGCTCTGGAGGTAGTATCATGAGTGTCACAACAGCAGCTGCAGTAATCGGTGCTGGTACAGCTATATACGGTGCTGTCTCGGCTAGTGGTGCTGCAGACGATGCAGCTAAAGCACAAGAGAAAGCTAACGCAGAGCAGTTAGCATGGGAAAAGGAACAGTACGCTGAGTGGAAAGAGACCTATGGGCCTCTTGAAGATAACTTAGCTGAGTACTATAATAACCTCACTCCTACTCTTCGGACTATGCAAGGCTTGCAAGCTTTTGAGAAAGAAAAGAATGTGGCTATGACTAGCTTACGTGAGAATCTAGCTCAACGAGGTATAGCGACTAGTGGCATAGCTGCGCAGACAGAAACTAGTGTAGCTCTAGAGTCTGCAGCTGCACGAGCTCAGATACGCGCAGATGCTCCAATGGAAGTAGCTAAAGAAAAAGCCAGCTTCCTGAATATAGGGCTAGGTAATAACCCATCTAATGTTAGTGGTGTTCTTGCAGACAGGTCTACTGAAGCTGGTAGAGTAGCATCAGCTACTGCTTCAGCAGCTGGGCCAGCACTAAGGGAAGCCGTTACAACTACAGTCGATGTAGCTGAGCAGCTATACGATGTATTCAACAAGAAAGACGGAGAGTAATAATGGCTAATCTATTAGCGCAAGCATCAACTGGATTAGGCTTAGCTCAAGGCTCTGCTTCTGTTAGGTCTTCACAGCAAGCAGATAGAGCTGATGCTAGGGCACGTAAAGAAGAAGGGGACCAGAAGTTAGCTAGGTTGCGTGCCACTAAACTTACGGATAAAGACCTGTCTAACAAGGCCGATATCCAGTCGTTAGAGTTAGAGAATCTGAAAGCTCAGCAGCAACAGCTATTAAGAGCTAACAATGCTAAAGCCACATATACAGCTTTTGAGCGATTTGATGCTACTGGTGAAATCCGGTATATCAATACAATGCTGAGTGACTTTAAAAAGAACGGTAGCACACTGTACAAGGATGTAATTAGGCTTGACAGGCTCACACAAGACGACGCTGAGCTGATAGAACAGTCAGGTCAAGTTGATCAAGACATACTTACTGGTGACGGCCCAGCCTCTACTAGTTTTATGAAAGCTACCAAGGCGGATGGTAGTACTATAGTTGTTAACTTAGATAAGTGGAAAGGTGGTACTGACTATAAAGCGTATGCTAGTACTAAAGAGTTGACGCGACAGAAAACTGCACAAGAAGTGCTGATGCTTGATTCTTTAGGTTACGACTCTAATCCAGCTGGACGCGATGCATTCCGTAGGGCTAGAAATGAAGTGGGTCGTGACGTTGATCCTAAGTCACCAGAGTTCCAGGCCGCTTATGATAAGTATTATGACGAAGCTACAGATAAGAAGTTAGCAGGTCGTCGTGGTTCACTGTCTGATGGTCTCACTCAAGCTGAAGCTTACGCTAAACGTACTATTGCAGATCAGGGCATACAGCCAGGTTCTCCTGGCTATAATGCAGCATTCAATGAAGCTATGGATGAGTACAATACTAAGTTTAGCCGGCCTTCAGATATACGTAAACAGGAAGCGGCAGATGTAGTACGCGAACAGCTTAATGAGCTAGACATATTAGGTAAGCCATACACTGAGATGAATCTCAAAGAGCGAGCTAAGGTAGAGCCGCTGATATCTAAGCTAGAAGACTTCTCTGACGCTAAATTAACAACAGCAGATAAGGCTACGCTACAGCGAATAAACGAATTGACTGCCTTAGGGGATGCGTCTAGTGAGCTAACTGATGATCAAACTGGTATAATAGATAGAGTGTTTAGGGGTGTAGCTAAGTACATATCTAATAACACTGAAGGCGTAGAGCAAGAGGCAGCTTACGCGGCTTATCGCAACCTAACTCGTAACGCACTATTTGGTGCTACACTGCCAGCAAACGAAGAGCGGTCTTTCGTACAACAGTTTGGTTCATTAGGTCAGCAGCGTGGTCCTATACTAGCTCAGCTACGTACTAGCCTAGAGCAGGTTAGGAGTCAATACGAAACACTCGTACAAACTAATGACCCGTACATTATAGCCTACCGTACTGGCATGACTTCTAATGAGTTGCAAGATGTTCTAGACGCACTAGATGAACGCATTGAGTTAGTTGATAATACTATGTCAGGCAGAACTATTGCTGACCCACGAGCTAATAGGCCGACACAAGCAGCAACACAACAACAAGCTGCTGATACTGTGTTAACTGATGACGTGCGTAATCAGTTAGATGCTCTACGTGCGTCTACTGGAGGTAAGTAACATGAAGACTGATATAGAAACACTACGCGATAGTTTTTGGTTAGGTTATGACGAGTTTGTTGACTCTAGAGAAGAAGCCGAAGAAGCATGGAACTTCTACCATAACCGTCAGTGGACTGCAGATCAGGCAGCTGTGCTAGCAGCTCGTGGCCAACCGCTAGAAACTTTTAATGTTATCAAGCTGTTCGCACGCATGCTTGTTGGGTACTACTCTACTACAGTTAATACTGCTGTAGCTGATCCTGTACAACAAGCAGATATAACAACAGCAACATTAGTTACTGATTCTATTGCGTCTATCTTTAATGCTAATAACATGGAAGTACAAGGTGATAGCATTAAGTTAGGCGGTATCATATCTGGCCTTATGTGCACGATGCAACAGCCATATAAGACTGGAGAACGTGATCAATTTGGTAGGCCTATATACGGGATTAAAATCGACTACGTGCCCGATTATGAGCTCATTATGGACCCGTTAAGCACTGAGGTTGATTATTCAGATGCAAGATTCTTACATCGCTTTAAATGGCTTCCTAAGGAGTCTGTGGTCAAGATGTTTGGCAAAGCTAAGGTTGCAGAGCTAGAGTCAAATCATAACCACCTATCAATACCAGAAGCAGACTATGACTACAACGGCTTAGGTCATAGAGGTTACTACGGACGTTATAAAGTGTTTGACAATTTCTTGATCACTCATACTGTTGTAGAAGACGATGACGGTAAGCGCTGGTCTATATACTGGTCTAGTGAAGTAGAGTTAGCTCGTAAAGAGATAACCTTTAAAGAAGTTAAGTGGGACTATCGCGTAACTAAATTGCAAGCCTCTACGTATAAAGAATACTACGGTGTATTTCATGAGGTGCTAGAAACGCAGAAGGCTATTAATCAGGCCCTGGTTAAGCTACAACTAATGGCTAACTCACAGAAAGTCTTTGTAGAAACTAATTCTATAGAAGACATAGCAAAGTTCACTGATGCTGTTAATAGAGTGAATGGTGTTATACCTGTTAAATCACTAAAAGGTCTTAAGGTTGAGAACCTCGGTGCTGATGCTATCGAACAGTATGAGATTATCAATAACGCTTTTGACCGCATACAGCGTGTACTTAACATTAATGATAGTTTCTTGGGTATGGCTTTTGCTTCTGATTCTGGCCGTAAGGTTAAGCTGCAACAGAATGCGACAATTATGGCGTTACGGTATCTAACTGTACGCATTGAGTCATTCTACCAGCTGCTTGGCCAAGACGTTGCTGCACTTATCAAACAGTACTTTACAGCAGAGCAAGTGCTACGTGTATCAGATGAGTTAGTTGGGCAACGCTTTATAGAGCTCAATAGGCCTATGTTAGAGTTCTCCGGTGATATGGACCCTAACACTGGTGAGCCTATTATGCAACCTATTTTCGAGCAGGTATACGACCCTGAAGACGACACCCCGTTAGTTACTGAAGATGGTGCTTTAGTATTCGCTCCTATACCAGAAGAGGGTACTGAGCTAACATTTAAGAAGCATGATATTCGTATTGAAGCTGTTAACTATAATGACGAAGATGAGCGTACGCAGCTTATGCTAGAGACTGTTATGTCTGGTCAGATGGGTCAACTGATGGCTCAGGTTAATCCAGCAGGCTTCTTCCAGATAGCTGGCCTTACTCTGCGTACTATGAAGACTAAGTACGCACCAGAGATTAGTGCTATCTTTGAGCAAACTTCTGAGATGCTATCTGGTAACCCTGAGGATGAAGAAGCAGCAGCTATGCTTGCAGGGCAGAATGCTATGCCGTCAGGTGGTGATAGTAGTAAGAATATGAGTGCACAAAACAAACTTCCAACCAATACTAATGAGGCATTCTAATGGCTTTACTACCTAAACTATTGGACCTTGGCGCTGGCATTATTGAGCAAGAAGTTAAAGTTGAGTCTCAGTTAGACATCGCTATGGGTAAGCTACCTAAGCAAGACATGACTCAGAGTGACATGCTTAATAACATTAAAGGCAAGAATGTACAGACTCTTGAGCTTAAGCAGTCTGGCGTAGGGCCTTTGTTGGAGCAGTCACCTGATGCGAAGATTAATAAAGCTGACCTAGAAGAATTCTTAGCTAACAACCCTAGAGCTGATAGCTATGAACAAGTGCAGATAAAAGGCCAGCCTGACTTGCCAGTACAGAATGTGTTTACTCCACCAGTCACACCAGCTGCGACTCCAAGAGAGACTGAGTTACGTACATTATATGGTAACTACGATGTAGCTCCAGCGCCTGGCCAGGAGTTGGATTTAGACGCAGTTGTTGGTGAGCTAGACTATAATGAAGGTCACGAAGTAGCTGGAGCATTCGCTGATGAATATGCTCGTATAAACACTAGGTATTCTGCGACCATGCCAGAAGCAGCTGCTGATGTAGTCTCAGACTATGCTAGTCGTTATGGTATTGACACAGACAACTACACTCGCTTAGGTGTAGAAACCATGGCGGGAAACCTAAGGGCCTCTGAGGGAGCTGATGTAGCTGATGACTTCGAGGGAGCTATAGAAGACCTATGGCCTGGTGGATTGAATAACATAGACAATCAGGTAAATCTAGATCAGGCGCAAATTGAGTTTGGTAACATCATACAGGCTTATGATCCGACTGTACCAATTCCTGGTATTACTGAATTAGAAGGTGTTATACGCGCTGGGATAGACAATGGTGATATGCCTGATTCAACTATCCGTGAGTTACAGGACTTAGCTAACCGTATAAACAGAGGCGAGCCAACCACACCTGTTACGCAACAGCTAACGCAGCAAGAAATGCAGACGGCTAGTGTACAAGAAGAGTATGATGAGTTCATGGGCAGGTTTGATATAGAGGGGCCGATGGATGTTGGTGAACTAGATGATGTAATTGACGCTATACGCCTAGATACAGCCAACCACCCACCTGGCTTATTACAAGAAGCTAACAGGTTGATGGACGCTGTACAGCAAGAAGCCAATGTAGCGCTAGACAACCTTGATAGAGCTATGGATGCCGATTTTAATACTATAGCAGATGGCCTTGGGCTCAATCAGCCTGGTAATAGGCGCTTAGCTAATACTGATAGTAATATACAACATATGATAACTATCGCGACTGACCGTGGTAATACAGCTTATGCCAGTGCTCTTAGGCAGTTGCGTAACGGCAATGCAGCGGGTAATGTGCAGTTAGCTAGGTTTAAAGAATTAGGTGAGTCAGTTGGTGATGACATGGAAGACATGACACTAGAAGATTTACCTGAGTATATCGAGCGCGTTGAACTAGCGCATGCTGACGGGCGCTTAGATGACCTAATGGATAGCCCAGAGACCTTTATTGGTGACTTACATGATTTACTGTCTGGCTCTAGCGAGACGCCCATACAAGTACCTACTATGGAGCCTGTTGGTGATACTATAGCTACTATAGATGAGCTAATGCGAGAAGTTCAAGGCGAAGTCAATAGCCTAGCGTCTAACGCAAATATACCGCCACCTAATGCCAATAACCATAGTGAGATGATAGATTTCTTTAGTTCATATAATGCTAATGCTGTATCGCAGGCAGATACTGATAGAGCAGCTCGTACAGCACAAGGTTATTACAGAGTACGGCAACATGCAGATGAAGGCAATACTGAAATAGCTATACCTAATAGTAATGTTAGGCTAGCGCCACAAGGTCAGACGTATTCATTTGAGCCAGATACGTATAGAAATTACTCTCTCCCTGATACTGATGATGCTACGTATGCAGTGAATATCTATAAGAATAGCGCAGTAGACACTAAAGAGTTTAACTCTGACAATACACATTGGAGCACTAGACCTGAGGCTGAAGACTATGTGTTCCACACTAGAACAGATTCGCCTAGGCCTGACGTTCATCGCATTCAAGAGATACAGTCAGATATTCAGAATGAGATGACGAAAGAAAAAGCTGACGCAATAGACCAATGGCAAGGTGGCGCTACTATATCAAGTACGAACCTAGCTAACATAAGTGATGTGTATGGCCACAACATTGAACTCAGAGCTGAAGTTAATGCCCACTTTAGTGACCTCTATATGCCTGAGGGCTACAGCGTACCTGCGAGTGCAAACGCAGGGCGTGCTGCGGCTGTGTTAGCTGAACAACTAAATGTAACGGACTTGCCACCTGCACTTAGGCAAGAGTACCGTTCGGGTATTGCTCACAATAGTGACACTCCGTCAACTGAATTACTTAGGGCATTAGAGGCAGTAAATCCAGATAAGCCTAAGGATGTAGTAGCTGAGTTAGCAGACACTGTGTACATGCTAAAGGAGGCCTATAAGTCTGTAGCCAATAACGTTGTTGATGCTACTAGAGCAATAGCTAAAGATACGCATGTCACTGAGGCTCAACGTATTGATCGCATAGTTAGTGGTAGTCACATACCTGCTGAACGAGAAGTATATGCAAGAGCTGTAGAAGAAGAGCGGCGGGTGAATGCTCACTTGAGTCCAGCAGACATGTCTGGTGTTAAGCTAAGTACTATAGTTAGAGAGATGGCTAAAGACTTACCACCTCTTAAGAGATTTCCTGCTCACGACGATTACAAATTAGCTGTACCATTTCAGAAACAAGGTATGCAGCTAGAGATAATCAAGGCAATCAATGAAGGTAAACGTGAGGTCTGGCTTACAGTTAAGCCAAGTGGTGTCGATCAGCTATATAGAGGAGCGGGACCACAAGCTGCTTATTCTACAGGAGGTAAGACTAATAAGCAGTTTAGGTCTTTAGCTAGTCGGTTCAAGGGTACGATTAAAGAAGAAGACGGTTATCTTAAGCTTATCTTGCCTGCTGCAGCTGTTATAGGTACACTGTCTATTCCAGCTTACGCTGATCCTAATACGCAAGACTTTAGGGTTGATGCATTCGAGAAAGGGTTCCGGCCTGGTGAAGTTGACTCATACCTAAAAGACAATCCTATAGAAGAGCATGAAGAGCCTCTGTGGGCTGAGCAAGCCTATAACCAGGGTATAACCCAAGAAGCTGTTACTAAGTATCAATATGAGGAGTGGCTTAAAGAACTAAGTGGTGATCGCTTCGCTGAGTCTAGTATTCAGATAGAGTCGGATGTGCCAACCATGGACGGTACTACTAGTTATACAGAGCTAGATGAAGAGACCGTTAAGAGATATGCAGAGGAGCTCCAGGTTAACCCTGTCACTCCAAGTGGCATGGATGCTATATATGCTAAAGCTTTAGAAGATGCGAACCCTGCGGCCTATGATAAGGCTTATGGACGTGATCCAGAGCTCATTAGGCAAGATGTAGCAGATATGGTAGAGCTCTATGATGTCGATAGGCCTTGGCTCTGGGCTAAGTCTAAATTTGGTGTAGCAGGCGCTACAGCTACGTATGAGAAGCTACAAGAAGAGGCAGCGGCTAAAGTTATAGCCCTTGGACAAGAAAAAGGCTACGACTTAGTTTATGGTACAGGAGAGGATGGTGTGCCTGCTGATGAGTGGTATGTACGTGACGGTCAAGGCAATCTAGTTAATGCTACTCCACGATTCTTAACCACCTTATCTAGGTATGCTGGCGAAGGCATAGGTGGTGCTGCGGGTACAGCTGCAGGTGTAGCTACTGCTGGTAAACTTGGTGCTGTAGTAGACCCTCTAATACTGCCGTATCCTGGTGGTCGAGCTTTCTCTACTTTAGCTAAGTTCGGTGTTATAACCGCTTATACAGCAGCTGGTGCCATGTTCGGCGATGAGATAGACTACGCCTCAGCTGCTATACGGCAGGATGAAACAGTAACCTGGCAAATGGCCGCTGATAAAGCTATTGGCGCGGCAGAAATGAGTGTCGTAGCTGATGTAGCTATGGTACCCGTTGGCTTTATAGCTAAAGCAGGATGGAAGAAAATATCTCACGCATATAAGCAATTCAAAGATGGTAACCTTGATGCAGCGTATGAGATGCTGAAGGACACTACAGGCCTAACTGATGATCAAGTCGAAGAAATCGTAGCTAGGTGGAAACGTCTTAATGGGATAGAGGGTCAAGTAGTAATACCGAAGAAAACTGGCATAGGCCCAATACAAGTTGAGGGGCAGCAAGTCCTATCACCTAAAGAAGAAGCCTTAGCTATTATACCTATCACTAAAGCAGGAGGTGAAAATATAGTAGCAGCTGCAGGTGCCATTGACGCTAGAGCATCTGTGATTACTGCACGTCAAGTAGGCAAGCGCGCTGATGACGTGCTAGAAGAGGTAGCTTCCAAGCTTAGCTCTGATGACCTAGTGTTAACTGTGCGTAATAATGTAGATGAGTATATAGCGACAGAGAAAACTTTCTACGATGTCACTAGAACTTCAGGTAGCGACTTAGTTGGGCAAGGTTACCAATTCAACCTACAGACCACTGCGCTTAATCCGCTACTAGATAGTATTGGCCGAACACTAGACGACCCTAATAAGATTGCTAGGGCTGCTGCACTTATTGAAAAGATAGGTAAGTTAGCTAAGTCACGTACATTTGATGACTTAATAGAGTTGCGTCAGACTATTAATAAGTTAGGTTCTGTAGGTAAGCTTAATAGGTCAGCTATGGATGCCTTCAGTGAGACGTTGGCGACCATAGATAATGAGATAGAGTCTGTTATGTCTCGTACTGAGGGTGGCCAGGAATGGCTACGCCAGTGGGCTGAAGCTAGAGTCCGCTATACTACTATGAAGCAGACAACAAATACTGTCTTAGCTAAGTACATACGTAAAGAAGGTCTTAACCCTACTTTACTGGCTAAAGCTTTCGTTAAGTATGGCGTTGCTAGTGACGGCACTTACACTGAGCTAATGAAGCAGCTAGATCATAATACCTGGCAGGCTATAGAAACTAATATAGTCGATGCCTTAGTTAACAAGCACACAGCTGGAGCAGAGGGTGGCTTTAGGGCTATACAGTTTCCTGAGCTAGATAAGGAACTAAGTAACTATGAGTTCTTAACTAAGGACGGCAAAGAGCTGCAGCAGGCTATAGCCCGCTTGAGTGAGGTGTATACTAATGACGTTAACTTGTCATACGTGTCTGGTGGTATTAAGCTTACTTCGCCATCACAAGGGCTATCCAAGAATCTCGTAGAGAAAGCACAGTACTCAACTATGGCTAAAGTATGGAACTACGTAAGTCGGTATATAGGAACTAAGAATGCTAATAGTGCTGCACTAGTTCACAAGGTCGCAGAGTTCTTAGAGACTCCATTAGATCAAGCTACTGTAAAGAAAGCAATGGCTGTAGCTAAGGATGATGCTGAGTTACTTAAAGCTATGGAGACATTACAGAGAGCAGCAGCTGCAGAGAAAGCGGCAGGTACTGGCACTATTAAGATTCAGACCTACAAAGATAAGGCAGGTGGCTATCACACTACACCTGTAGAGGGTTCTGTACCTGCAGAAGGGATACCTCGCCATCGCATAACGACTGACGAGGTGGTAAGAGAGAAGCTAGGGATTGATCCTGATAACTTGTCTAAGATAGACAAACGTATGCTGTACAACTCTGGGTTTAAAGCTATAGCTAAAGAGGATGGTACCCTGCTTGTGCTTGACTAAATTGCCTTAGGTAGTCTTGCCAGCCGTAGCAACAAAAAGCTACAGCATTGTTTCGCTTGAATCGGTCAAGCCAGACTTGCTGTAGCTTACTTAAGCGCCCCTTCTCTTGCTTTACTTCTACAGCCCACGATTGTCCTTCAGGGCTGCAAGCTATTATATCAGGTATACCAGCTCTATTAGCTGTTATAATTTTAACGACAACAAACCCATTAGCTTCTAAGTGGGTTATAATCTTCTTCTGTATAGCTTGTTCATTCATCTACTTTTCTCCTAAGTCCTTGATTTTAAAGGGATTTTTGGCCGACCGTATCGCGTTTTAAGACGTTTTATTTTAACCTATACTAAGCATAGGGCCTAGGCCTTAAAACTTGGTGTCGCGCGCCGTGTGAGACCTCATTTATCAAGGCGGATGGTCACGAACCGTGGTAAGAATAGCGAATACGATCCTGTCTTACTATCTCGTATTATGCTGTTGTACTTTACCTCTACTGTCTCATCCATATAGTAGCTTGGTGGTAGCGCTCTATCTTCGTCTGTCAGACCTGTGCCAACGAAGACGCCTATCTCTTTACCTTCTACTATACCTTTGCAATACAAAGCGCCTATCATACCTTCGTACTTGCCAGTACCTTCTTGCCAGGTATACACTTTTAGGTCTGCCGTCTTAGTTTCTTTAATCTTAATCCAATCAGCAGACCGCTTATAGCTGTAGTAGTGGTTAGGGTCTTTTAGTATTAGACCTTCTAATCCAGCTTTGTATAGCACACTAGCCATCTCATTGACTTCTATTGCAGACTTAACTAATTCATGCTGCGCACAAGTTATAGTAGAGTTAAATAATTCTACAGTCCTAGATACCTGCTTGTACCTAACTGAGTATGGTTCATTACACACACCAGAGTAGAACTCATAGAGAGGCAGGCGGTCAAATAAGATGTAAGACAACTTGCTCTCGTCTATACGGCCCCCATGCATAGCGCTATTGATGAGACCGGATACTGATGTCCTATCTAACATACTACCACCACCAACAATAATCTCACCATCTAAAACGCAGTCTTTTAGTAGCTTAGACTGTATGTGTTGCTGTAACCTAGGCAGGTGCACTACTTTTCCATTGCGAGTCTTAAAGGTAACATTCTTATTATCCACAATAGTAATAAGCCGCACTCCGTCATACTTTAGCTGAGCCCACATAGGGAACGTTATTTTACTTAACGGGACTTCCTTAGCTAACTGGACTTTAAATTGCGGTATACAACCAGGTATAGCTTTGTTGATTGTAGTAGCAGCAACGCCACACTGTAAGTCCCTAGCTAATATTAGCTTAACTAGTTTAGTGGACTGGTTAACAGCGTCTTGAGCGGCGTGCCCAGATAACTTGCGTATCCGCAGAGCTTCTAGCAAGCTTATCTCGTCAGTAGACAGTGGCTCTAGTCTGTCTGTTAAACTAAGTGGTGATGTTGGGTTAGCACGCACGCCGTATGTAATACCTGTGTCATAAGTATATTTGAGTATCTCCCTTATGTCAGCTGAGTCGTATTTAATAAGGATGCGCTTCTTAGCTATCGCACCAGGTGTTGTAATTAGTTCTTTGAGCATTGGACCTATCATAGTTTTTCTCCTGTATTGGGTGTGGGGGTAATAATCCCAAGCTCTTCGGCTTTCTCTATAAATTCCAACAGCTTTTCATCATCATGCTTTTTAAGCTCCGCCTCAGTCAGTGTACTTCTAAACTTCCGATAATCTATCTTGCAGGTGCGGCATGTGAGTCTCCCTTTATGCCCTAAGAAATCCTTGTCACAAGACGCGCACACGTTGAAATAAATACCTTTCCCGCCTTTTGATTGGCAGTCATTCGGGTAGTCTCGATCCAGATACTCGTGGCGCAGGTATCTAAGCAGCGGATATTTACTCATCACTCACCTCCTGCATTAGGCAGTATGGATTTAGAGATCATAAAAGACCTCGCCATTTACTAAGCCCACGGAAGAAATAGGAACCCTTCGCCGCCTAGCAACACTATCTCTATAGCAATGTTCTCGTTCCTCAGCATCTTCTATTTCTTTTTTGTGTTCTTTTTTTATCTCTTTGATTTCAAATTCCAGAGGGTTTGGTATGCAGTTGTGTCCCATAGCCATTCCGTAGTTTTCGTGCGCGCCCTCAGCCCATGCGGCAACTTTATCTATTTGCTCTTGCGTAGCAACTATTCCAGCATCTTCCATTGCTTCTGCTATACATTCATTCCAGTAGTCCATCACTCACCTCCTGTATTGGCTGGAGAGATACGATCTCATCGTAATCAATCCCGCAATCTTCTATAATACCTATAGCGACAGAAAGCTCTGCTGTTAGTTTCAAAATTTCCCTTCCTCGCTCCACCATCCCTTCCTGCTTTTCAACAGCCTCAGTAGTTGCTATAGATAAATCATCTTCAAGCTTGGCTACACGGGATAGGCACACACGGAAAAACTGTCCGGATGCGATACCCTCGTCTGCCCACTCGGGCATATCATCAGGTAGTATTTCGGTTATACGGCTACTCATTTATTCGCCTCCTGTATTAGATAGTAGTGCGGCGTGCGCCCTCTCAGCCCACAACTGACAGCCAGCAGGACAATCAAACTCTTGGTATGAGCGTATAATTTTTATCCCCTCCTCAACCCACAATTTCAGAGCATCGCGCTCTGCGGTTAGATCGTCTATTTCCCTATTAGCCCATGAAACACCTCTGCCACTTGAGTAAGTTTTACCGACTGCCTCAAGTTTCCGCATTTCTCGTACTTCGGCGTAAAACGCTTCTTTGCTCATTTAGTCCTCTCCTGTATTGGGTTAATAGCCTTTACCTTTGCAAGCATCGCAATAATATCCGCAATCGACATTGCCGCCCTCGTAGCCAGTGCCGTTACACCTTTTGCAAACCCTAGCTCTCCCGCGCTCCAGCTCTGCTACTCTGGCCTTCAGTGCCTCAACATCTGCTACTCTGGCCTTCAGTGCATCCCGCTCTGCTTCCAGCTTTTCTATTCTCTCCTGCGCCCAGCGCATCTTCCAGTCGTTTTCTCTGCTATCCATCACCCACCTCCTGTATTTAATATGATATAAATCAATGCTTTATTAGCAATCGCCCAGTGCGGGCAAAACGCTTCACGCTCGAAAGTAGTCATTGTGGCCGGAAAAGAATGGAGGCTTACTATTTCCTCCAATGCCGCTTCCATAATGCTGTCTCGGTGTAGAGCCTCTTTAAAAAACGTACCATTCTTAAACGCAACTTCTGCCCAGTCTGGTAGGTTATCCGGCATAGTTTCAGTTACTGGCTTCATTTACTCATCTCCGGTATTTGGTAGTAGTGCGGCCCGTATCTGGTCGGCAACCTGTACCTGCCTGCTGTGCTTACTAGCCCCACCGTTTTTCGCAGTTGAGGTTGGAACCATTCCGCAGTCAACAGCAGCTTGTAGTGCCGACTTCATAGCATCCCGCTCTGCTTGTAGTTTGAGAGCTAGTTGTTCCGCGCTCTCCGCCCATTCAAGCGCAAACTCCAGGGCGGCTGCATCAGAATGTGCGTGGCTACAAATAGTTTTCAAGCCGTTGAAATCTACATCAATCATCACTCGTCACCTCCCAGCATGAGCCTAATCGCTGGCTCTAATTCAGCTACCACTGTGTCTATGGTTTCAGCACTGGCGTAACGTTCGTGTCCATGTGCCTGCGCAGACCTGCACCAAGCGGTTCTCTCCACAGAGTCGGTGTAGCGAGCAAGTATAAATGTGTAGTTGTCCCTACCAGCAATAAACCCCGGCTCTCTACCCTCCAGCTTGTTAAGCTCTTTGATGCGGGCATACACTTTAGTTTTGGCCTTCTGCCTTACACGTGCTTCCACTGCAAGCTCAGATGTGGTGTAGACGTTGCCCATCGATAGTCGCGCTTCATAAGCCTTGGGGTCTAGCATACGACTGCCAGCAATCACCCTACCGAGGTCACTAAGAAACCAATACCTGTCCACAATCTCATCACTAACCAGTGCGTCAATACCAGCCTGTGCCTCTGCTCTTATCTTCTCGAAATATTCTTTGGTTTTCATAAGTAGTCCTTTTGGAATAATGAGTCAATGAAATTAGTTTTGTTTACTGAGACAGTGTTATATACCTGCTCACTCAAACCTTTCTCAACTAATAGAAAGTGCACGACTATTGGTTTGTCTCTATGTTTAGCAGCCTGACGTGCTCTGCGTTGTGTGTGCCGTGCGGTGCTAAAGTCTTGACTGTATATCACTATAGTTTCTTTGTGAGCTAAGTCAATACCCTCTGCAAATGACGAGCCTTGTAGCACCGTAGCATTCTTAAAGACCTCACGTAACTTCCTACCCTCTGCTATATAGTGGTAGTAAATAACTAACTCTTTAGTATCACCCCAGTGCTCTAAGATATACTGTATCTTCTCATTATTCTTAAGAACTATATAGTCTTCGCCTACCTTCAAGCATCCGCCCTCTAGCATGTGTAGCGAAGTTCTTAGCTTCATAGAAGTGTCGCAGATCAGCTCGAACCCATTAATTAAGTAGTACTTGTCTTTCATGATTTCATTGTAGGTATCACGAGTGGCAGGTAGTAAGGATATATAGTGTAGCTTATCTTTAGGCTCGTGCGCAAAGCCCAACTCTCGCCTTGTTTTAGTTATAAACAAGTGGTCTACACAAGACTTAATCAGAGCTTCCTTAGTATCATGAAATAGAGGAACCTGACGGCCATTGAACCAAGCAGAACTAGGTATGCCGTATACTCTAAACCAGTCATGAAAGCTCTTGTATGAAGCCCACGGGGACCACGTACTCAAACTAAGTTGATGATATAGCATTGAGTAGCCCTGTGCGTGCGGCGTAGCGGACAGATATATAATTGGCACTCCACTACTTATATTCTTTATAGCTTTGTGTATCGCGGGTTGCCTAGGGTATCCAGAGATATAATTCTGTGCCTCATCGAGTATAATAAGATCGTGCCTACCGAATTTCTTTACCTGATGGTAATTAGTTACTGTGTACTTTTTACTATGCGGATAAGTGTCTAATGTCTCATGCCATCCATCTAAAGCTTTCTTCTTAGTTACAACTAATACTGTCTTTACAGACTCGCACTTTTCACAAATAAGAATACTCGCTAGTGTTTTGCCTACGCGCTCTTCTACTGCTAAGTAGACAAGCATGTGTTTCTTGAGAATCTCATAGCCCTTATCAGCTAAGTCTATTTGATAGTCGTACGGTATCATTTTTGTCTCCCATGATTTTTGTGAAACCCATAGCGCAGCTCGGCAGACTTACGCAAACAACAAGCAGCAAAGAAATCTTTGGTAAACCCCAGATTAATCTGCTCATAATTTACACAAATTCTAGCTTGCCAAGCCTGCATATTAGGTGTCCACACTACACCAGATATTTTAGTCTTACTCGTATTGTATACAGCAGAGTTTTGACTATTGCCTATGTTATTAGTTGCCCTTAGGTTGCTTAGTTTGTTATTACCTGGATTACCATCTTCGTGGTCTATCTGAACTGGGTAATACCCGTATAGCCAACACCATATAAGTCTATGCACATAGTACTGCTTAGACTGTATAGTTGTTAGTAAATGCCCTCGTGGATGTGGAGACCCTGTAGGGCGATTAGTAGAGTGACGCACTAGCAATCCAGTATCAGGCTCGTAAGTAAATAGCTCCCGTAGGAGCTCCTGAGTTAAAGGCTTCACTTAACGAACTTACAGTCGTTATAGAAACCACAGTACTTAGGGCTACACAGATAATACTTAGTGTTGCCACGGAATAGTATGTCAGGGTCGACTACGTCTTGGTCATACACTTCAAGCGTATCCAGTAGAGTATTAACGAGAGCCTTAGCTTTACCAACGTTAATGTCGGCATCCATGACATGGCCTTCTGGCTTAGCTTTAAGCACTACACATTGTATAGTGCTCGAGTTAACCTTAATGCCATTCTCTTCTACTAAGTATTTATAGATAGACTGTTGGGTGCTTGAGTTAGCAGTAACGTGCTTTCTTTTACCTGTCTTAACATCAGAGATAAGACCTAAGTTGGTATCAACATAATCGAGAGTACCAGAGACAGCACGAACAATAGGGTGATTATCGATAGCAACTGTATACCTTTGTTCAACAGCTGTCGGTATCCCAACCCACGGTACGATGTCGTCCACGTATGTATCCAACCCAGTAATAATTTCCTTGGCACATGAGCCTTCCGTCTCTCCTGCATTGTAACTCATCCCTTTCTGTTCTTCTTCACCCCAGGCTTCCATTGCTGCATCAGCCATAGAGCCCATTGAAATAACTTTAGTTCTGGCTTTCATAGAGTCCTGCCACATCTCTTCTACACCTGCGTGTATGGCGGTACCTATAGCAGCTCGGCTACTAGGTATACTGTTGCCGCCTAGAATAAAGACACGATACCACTGTTGCGCACATTGATAGAACCCATCTAGACTAGATGGCCGTAAAACTAACTTATCTTCTTCTTCTCTCATTGGTAAAACTCCACTATTATACCTGCTGTTGTCATAAGGCTTATGCCGAATAACTGATTATCTTCCCACGACCCACCTGGGCTAGGACAGACTACTTTTGCAATACCTGAGTTGATGATTAGCTTAGCACACTCAAGGCATGGCGCCTTAGTTACATGCATGGTCCAGCCAACTAACTGTGTTGTTGAATTAACAATACAGTTAGCTTCGGCGTGAACCATTAATTGGTTCTTCAGCTCTTTATTAGCTAGCTTCTCTGGATCATCAGGTATAGACTTAGGAAAGCCATTAAAGCCTGTTATCAACCTACGTTTATCAGGTGACACACAGACAGCACCAACTTTACTGCTATCCTTAGACCAAGATGCTACCTCTAAGGCCAAAGAGAAGTACCTAAGAGTCCACTTGTTCATCTAGCATGTCCAGTTCAACAAGCCTAGCGTAACCTTGTATATCATGCCAAGAGTCTATATGGTTGTGGCCGTTATTCAAGATGCGCGCTGCTTTATGCAATACCATGCTAAGCCCTATTCTCTGAACATCTGAGAGAGCCCCACCATACAGCCTAATTGTTACTTGTAGGTGGTTCTCTATTGTGGCGTGAGTCTTGAATGGTCCGTGTTGTTCCTCACGTTCCACTAGTGTTTCTGCTACTGTCTTACTCATGCATGCACCTCAAATTTGATTGGGTCGTTTGGGTTGTAATCCATTAAACTAATGGAGTCTTTGTTATAGTTGTAGATTGAGCCTTCATTAAAGTACGAGACTGGTGCATCCGGTGTAGCTAATGCACTACTCAAGTAGTTGTACGCTTGCTCTTCATGCGACTCATAGATATGTGTGTCACCTAACATAAACACTAGCTTACCTGGTTGTAACCCAAGCTGCTCCGCCATTAAGATGTTCCAGCAGGCAGCTAAGATAACGTCTGACGGCAAGCCGATCATAACGTCTACACTACGCTGATACCAGATCATCTCTAGGTGGTCGTCATTCACATACCACTGATATAAGAGATGGCAGCAAGGAAGATTAAGATTAGGTAGATTGTCAGGTCTCCAGCCAGAAATAATATGACGACGGCCGGTCGGATCAGTGGCGAGAGAATCAAGGACAGCTTCAAGCTGATTAACACCATTATAGTCAAGCCAAGAATTACCATAATCAACATTGATAGTTCCATCTTCATTACCCCATTTATCCCAATAGTTACAGCCTTCATTAGTGAAGTCTGCTATAGTTTTCGGGCCTTTAAGGAAAGCTGCGAGCTCACCCATCACGCCCTTGTAGTACAGTTTGCGACCGCTTAGAATAGGAAACTGGCCCCATACTAGCTCGTGTACAGTCATCACTTGACCAAACAGAGCAGTAGTCGGAGCGTTCCTAGTATGTCTAGAATCACCTCCGGCTAGTACGTCGCGCACTAGATTGCAGTATGACTCTTCATATGCTGTTGGCATTATAACCTCCCATTAGCTATTGGTGGATTTTCGTCAGTATGATCGGCTAAGCACAGTTCTTTGTACCTAGTATCATCAATTCTTTGTACGACCCAAGTGTATGTGTATGGGCCTTTCAGTTGTGGTTTTTCATGGACCTCATCAACCTTTACTACACTGAATTGCCCGTTAGTTTTAACAATGTAGAACTGTCCTTCTGCTACATCATTGTCGTCACACATAAATGTGTAACTCATTAAACTACCTAAGTAGTGTACGCCTATAGTCTTCATCAGTTAACCTCGTACTTATATGAATAAGAGCCAGCTTCTATATCATGCCAATTGTAACCACCATAGATAGATACAGGCATAGGAAGATCTTTAACTAACAGTTGCTGGCTTACTTCAAACCAAGCCTCTTGCATTGCTTCAGCCATACGTTGTGAGACTATACAGATAATCTCTTCATCGTTAGGTGAGTCTACAATATAAGAGTCGTGGACGAAATTCTGTAGCCGGCAGTCATTAGCCAGCAGGTCAGGATACATATAGTGCATAGCTAACTTAGCTACCTCAGCACCAGTACCCTGGTTCTCGATATTGAGTTGGTCAGTCATCATGCGACCACGGTACTGCCTACCACAAGCAGTGACGCCTAATCGGCCAGCATTGAAGTCTCTGATGCCTCTTGCTTGCCAAGCTGCTACACCTCTAAAGAGGTTCTTCCACTTCCTTAGTTCCTTGGCTACCGCATCATGAGTCATTAGCAGGCCTGCTTCTTTAATCAGGATGCCTCTCATCATACCAGCTCCGCCACCGTATAAGCCGTTGAAGTTGATAGTCTTAGCAATCTGTCTGCTGATACCAAGCATATCCCTAACTAAGTTATGTATGTCACCACCTTCTCTGTATGTATCAACCATTCTTTGGTCACCAGTAATAGCGGTGATAGACCGTAATTCTAGTTGAGAGAAGTCAGAGTATAACATATATCGATCATGCTCACACCTAAATAAACCTTTAGTTGCTCTAGGTAGTTGCTGCAGGTTCTGTGTTGAACACGTATACCTGCCTGATCTAGCGTAAGGACCGAAGATGCCGTAGATTTTACCCTCTTGGGTGTCGAACTTATTTAAGAAAGAGTTCTGTTTAAGCAGCTTCCTGGCCTCTCTTACTTCAGCAGCTTGCACATTACCTTTTAGCTCTAAGGTTGCTAACCCCATACCATCTGACATTTCAGAGCCAATGTATGGCCTGACTTGTTGGTATGAGTTAACATTAATAGGCATATTCATGACCGCAAGCCTTGCTAGGTTCTTACTATACATCTCTTGTAAAGCGTCTTTATCAACGACCATTCCATTATTCTGCCAGTCTAGAGCCTCTCTCAGAGAAGCCATGTCTAACTGATAACTAAAGGATAGAGTAGCATCCTTAATACTTTCATACAGGTCTAGTAGATACCATACATCAATAGCCGCATACTCTAGTTGTTTAGGAGGTATGACAGGTACAGTCCACTTAGCTTTCTGCATGGTTTTCTTATCTATACCTAACTCTCTGTATGGATCAAACCCAAGAGCCTTAGCTAATAGGTTATCTAATGAGTAATTATCTAGTGAAGGCCAGTGTACCCTAGCTAAGAGCAGTGTGTCGTCAAACTTCTTAGGTATAAACCTAGAGCCTGTCTGTCTCTGTATTGTAGATATATCGTAGCTAGCATTCTGCATAACAATAGAACTGTCTACGTGTATAAGGGTAGCCATTAAATGAATAGGCTCAGGATTGTGGATCATCAGAACCTCAGTCCAGTGTCTCTGATAGAACTGAGCTAGGCATATCTTTCCATACTTACCATCAGTCTCAGTGTCAAAGGCTAGTGCCTGTGTCTGATCGATGTGGTCAAATAACTCATCTAATTTTATTAGTTTGTATTGCATAAAAAAGCCCCGCAGTTATTAGCTGCGAGGCGTCTCCTGGCTGTTAAAGGCGTGGGCGATCTTGTTGCTCGTCTTCAATAGCACCAGGCATTTCACCTGGCACACCTTCAAAGCCTTCGCCATCATCATCGATAGCACCAAAGTCAGTACCACCTGTGAACTCAACAAACTTAGACAACTGAATCGCATCTAAGTAAAAGGTAACACCACTTGTTGCCTTATTAATGTTGTATATGGCCATGATGCCACTCACACGACCCCTAGAGCCATTACCAATCTTCTTTCCCATCAAGCTAACTTCATTGCCTTTAGAGTTAAAGATTTTGATGATCTTCTGGTCGCCGCTCTGGTAGGTAGTACCAGTCTTGAATGTAACAATCAGCTTACCCGTTTCAGCGTAGATGTTCTCACCTGCTTCTTTCGAAGCGGCTTCATCTTTAGTCTTATGCGGGTAGAGGCCTAGAGACTTAGCTGCTTTAGCTCCCTTGGGTTTGTTGTCTTCCCAGAATTGGTTTACAACAGCTTTGAACTGCTCGCCATCTTCTTCGGTTAATACAAGGTTGACACTGTACTTCATGTTTCCTTGCAAGTCGGCCTTACCTTCGCCGTCTATGAAGACCCACTCAAGGTTTCCTACTGGTGAATCTATTCTTTGGTTGGTCATTTTTCAGTTCCTAATCAGTTAAGTTGAACAGTGTATTTTCACACTGTAGAGATATTATACCACACCTAAATCCAAAAATACAATAACCATTTGACCTAAGTGTGATATTTAATATAACTAAAAGTTATGTACCAGTAACTTCTTCTGGTGCGTCTATAACGATAGTCAATAAGACTTTATCTGCCACAGGATCTATCACAGCATCGTGACTAACTAACGTAGTACCTTCAGATAACTCTATAGAGTTAGCATAGTGTGCTACTATAGCTGATAAGGCTATTACTTGGCTGTTACTCTGTACCATCTTCTTCTACCTCTTCATTACAACAATCAGACACGTCAGTTATTTGAGCGTGCCAAACTGGGGCTCCCCAGAATTCTTCTATGCCACCCTCGTCCACTTCGTGTGAGGTGCATTCTCTATTACAACAAGTGCATATTAACATTATATCTCCGTTTGTACATGATTAACCTTATATAGGTCAGGTATTATATACTTAAACCCATGTCTGTTACCAGATAGAGTAGTACGAGTAACGGATATATCGGCTTCTTTCATGGCATTCCTTACGGTCTGTTGCGATCGTGGATCACCAGTACCCTTGAGTTCCTCATACATATCAACTAGGTCTAATTCTGCTATAGTGTTACTCTTGGCTTTATCTAGTATGCTATCAGGGCCGTACAACTCGCACATAGTCTTGAAGGCTTTCCAGTTCTTAGTCTGTATCAGATAGGCTATCCGCTTAGCTATAGGCATAGACCTAGCAACTAGTTCTTCCTTATTGGCTGTCTTAGGGGGTGAGGTGTACGCTGACGAATCTAGGTTAGTTACCTCAGTAGCTAAGTAGTAACAAAAGTCGCATGCCTCTTCATGTAGCCTACGTATAACAGATTCTATACCTCCAGCCGCGTATATCCAGTCTGCATCAGTTAATGTATTAGGACAATCGAATAGAGCAATCCTGCGGTCGTCAGCCTCAAGCATCAGTGGGTTCTGGTTAGCCGTCATTATAAAGGTAACCTTGTGGTCATACGAATACACGTCCTCTCGCATAACTCTTATGGATATCCTGGGCTTACCAGTATACTGCTTCAACAGGCCCAGTGCCTCTCTTTTTTCTGTATACGTCGTTAGTTGATCCCCGTACTCATCTAGTTGTATGAATAGTTTATCTAACATCCAGGCGTTATTCTTTTCCAAGAACATCTTAGCACTCGGCCGCTCTATACTAGACTCACCTATTATAGTTTCTATCAGGCTAACTAAGGTGTCCTTACCTGAGCCTGGGACGCCCAAGAAGAAGAGTACGACAGGTGAATAGTCAAATGTGTCAAGCTTACGGCGTAAGAAACCTAATAGGTATAGTCTCATGTGAGGGTCAGGCACTAAGGTCTCTAGGAACTTCAGGGTTATTTCAGGTGGCTTATACGCATCGTAGTCGCTAGGGGTCTTAAAGATCTTGTAAGGGGTTGAACTTATAAATGTGTTGAAGTGTTCTCGAGAGTCTTCTTCATAGAAACCAAAGAGCTTCTCTGGTGAGGCTGAGGCTGTAACTGTCGGCATAGCTGCCTTCAATTCTTTAGTAGGCATGGATTCTATACAGATAGAATCTATGTGGTTTACTAGATGCTGCACTACACCAAAGTGTTGTATTCTTTCTTCTGCTAGATCTATTACATAGTATTGTCTACGGTTGTAGTCATAGAAGACATGAACTACTGTATTGTATTTAGTTAGGAAGGTCATGACACTCTTATTCCAGTCAGGGTCTTCTTGCCAGATCGGTTCTCCTGAACTAACTGTAGCCCTGCCTTCACACATTGGCTCTATTACTGTAGAGTGTAGTCTAGACTGTGGCATGGGGTATGTAAAGCAATTGTTGATTTCTACCATAGCTTCGCAATATAGTGTGACATCTACACTAACATCAGCTCCTAGTATAGCACTCACTTTAGATAGATATGTACTGCCATCACCTTCTGCTATATCATTGGGATGCAAGTAGCCCTTAGTCTTGTACTCTTCCTGTGACCTAAAGGATTTAGGCGTTAGTAGCCTAAATAGAGCCTTGGTGACTTTACCTGTGTGTGTGAACATCTCTACTTGCGGAGCTAAGTTGAACTTATGAAGTGAGACAGAGCTGGTGTGTTGCTTGAGTGCGGGCGGTGCGTTTATAGAGCGCAGTAGAGCTGTAATTTCAGGTGGCGGTGGCTTTAGTTCAGGTATGTCGTGTAGCGGTTCCTTGGTTGTGTTGTCTTGAGTGGGCAGGTATGTCATTCTACCGTTAGACAGAAAGTCAAGAGCTAGTGAGTTCGACGTTATCTTAAAGCTGTCATGCAGCTCGTCCACATACTGATAAACTATAGTGCCGCAAGCCTGTATGTTGCCTTCGGAGTCCTGCTTGCCTTTAGATATAAAGTGGAAGGTGTATGTCGGGTCTAGTGCCTTAAACATATTGTACGTTATGGTGTTATCACAGTCTATTGCTATTATACCAGACTCTTTTCCTGTAATCGCACCACCTAATGGTGTAGGCGTAGCATTCTTTACGGTCAGAGCTCGTTGCAGCCAGTCCTTCCCAAATATCGGTATGGTCTTCTTGCCATTAGGAAGGCGCTTGAGTTCACCACTGAGTGGGATAGTGTGCCAACCTAACTCAATAAAGGGTAGGGTGTTAGCTATTGTCATTATTAGTTATCTCCTGGTCATAGTCGTAGTCGTCAAGCCAGTATCCATAGGGGAAGCGGCCATAATATACTGCAGCCTTGGGTTGCGGTGTATCTTGTTGCACCCAGGCAGGGAATAGCGAGTCTCTTATAGTGCTAGCTAATAATATATCTTCGCGGTCTAGTGCCTCTTGTAGCTCCCTGTATGCATGAACTAATTTGATAGCTGTAACTGAGGAGACGTGTGGGGCCGTCAGCTTTACTGCTGTATTGAGCTTGGTGCCCTGGTCTACTCTCCATAGTATTAAGTTTAATAGCGGCTCACTTAGTAAGGCACGGATGGCGCTTGTTCGTATTACTCTAGGATTCTGTCTCATTGTTTTTCCTCTTTGGTGCGTTATTATAGGCTACTATTTACGAATTGTAAAATCATTTATATGAATAATCACTATTCGTGTGGTGAATATACTGTTGTGTTGTGTTGGGGGAGGGCGCCTATTATATATACGCGCGCGTGGGCGCGTATAGCACACTTTTTTAATTTTGTAAAATATTATTTTGGAATAATGGTTGAGTTTTTTATACCAAAATAATTATATACTTTTGTTTTTAGTTGTGGTACTATAACTGTCTGCTTGAGCATTTTGCTTTAGTAGATGTCTATGGAGAACAATATGACTGTAAAAAAAGCATTCCTAGAGTTGCATGCCTTCCTGGCTGCAAACGAAGGAAAGAAAGTTTCAACTATTATGGAGCAAGTTACCGAACTGTGCTCTGCTAAGGGCGCTGGTGGTTCTGCTACAAGCGTAGTACGTGGCGAGAACGGTGATGTAGTAGGTGTGCTTGACTATTACTTCAAGAAGTGGTTACCTGTCGAGTTCGTTGAATTCGGTCGCAAAGCTAATTCAGCTTCTGGACTGAATACCATGTGCAAAGCTGGCACCTCTTTGTGGACTAAACAGCAACGTGACTTTAAGAAAGGTAAAGAAGCGCTGCTCGATGCAGTATCTAATGGGGACGTGCTGCCTGGTGATATTCAGGCTAAGCTAGATGAACTAGAAGCTGCACGTGGAGTGGTTGAAGCCTTTCCTGTTTCTGAGCTGGCCTTTGAAAGTGCCGAGGCGCTGCTAGCTGCTGACCCTGTGGTGATGAGTGCAGCACTTGAGGCATATATTGCTTTGGACGAAGACGAAGCTGCTTAGCCTACTCTAGCCCTACTGCGCGTGATGCATGCGTGGTGGGGTTTTTTTTATCTGGAGAATACAATGCTTACACAGAAACAAATACTTGACATGCTAGAGCAGCAAGAGGCGCTAGAGATTCGTATTTCTGGTGAGGGGTGGCAAGATCAGAAGCATAACTATGCGCTTGCTGTATCCATGGAATGCGCTGAGTTACTAGAGTGGCACGGTTGGAAGTGGTGGAAACAGTGCGATGAACCTAATTGGGCCGCTATAGGTATGGAACTTGTGGATATATGGCACTTTGCTCTTGCTAGCGCGTTAAGCGATACTTATTATGGGTCGCTAGCAGAACTAAGTAGTGATATGCATGAGACGATTGTGGAGATGTGTGGTTTATTAGACGACGTGCCTACACCTGATTTTATTATGCTAGCTCAAGGGTTAATGACTCACGAGCACTTTGCACTCGGCAATTTCATTGGCTTGTGTGGGTTGAGTGGGTTAAGTGGTGATGAACTGTATCGGTTGTATTGCTGTAAGAATGTACTTAATCGATTCCGTCAGGACCGCGGGTATGCCGAAGGGTTGTATGCAAAGTTATGGGGTGGGGTCGAAGATAACGACCGGTTGATGGAGATTAGTCTAGAGGCTGGTAGTGACGTAAGCAGTACCCAGCTGTATAATTTACTAGATACTGCTTATCGTGAGATGTTACACTGATCGCTTGTAAGTAAACTTGGCTATCACTACACCATTGTGCTTGTACTGACGATGTTCGGTCGGGGTGTAGGATAGGTACTTAGATTGCTTGGTATGAGATGTATGGAATGCGACGGTTGCACCGTCTACTGTTGTACCGTGCAATCGCCATTTTCGCTTCATGTTACTAGCTAATTTACCTGTCGGAGTACTTAGTCGCTCAGGTTTACCCCCTAAATGTGAGATTATCCGCTTCCAGTTACTGTTATGGCCTTGACGAATACCGGCTATAAGGTGTGCTAGTTCATGCCGTATTGTATCTCTCAGATCAGTGTAGTTAGTTGTGCCAATATAAACAGTCGAGATTTCTAACTTACCTGACGAATGTGCCTGCCCGAATGTTGTCTTCGAGGTGAAGAAACTCAAGTGTGGGGCAGTGTGTCCCCAGGTTTGTAGTGGAAATACCTTTTGCGCACAGTGCAGCTCTACGGCGTACATTTCCTGTATCAATTGTTTATTGAGTATTGTCACGTGTGATGCTCCTTAATTGGTATGTTGTTGTGGCTGTAGTGGCTAACGCCTTTTCTATAGTCTTTATTGCAGAACTAATAGAGCTGGCCCTTATAGTTATTTTATAGGGCCTAGTTGAGTGTAGTAGTGCAGTGTATTTAAACATTTACTTCTCCTATGTGTCTTAGTTCATATGTTGTCTTAGGGATGATTACTGCCAATTGACGCAGGGCCTGTGCTTGCGAGTCTGCAAGAACTGTTAGCCTATACCGTCTATACGATTCTTGTGGTACTGCAATAGTTATCCTGAATGCTTTTGTCCTATTGTCATGCAGGTAAACTAAGTAGGTATATGGTGGTGCTGGTGTCATAGTTTGTACCTTTAATATGGCGCCTTTTCTAGTGTTAGCCTCAATAACTAATGTGAGATTATTGAGTTTGTCGGTTACCTTGTCGATGGTGGCGCCTTCTACTGTGACGGTATTTAGTGCTAGCATTGTTACATGATATTTCATAAGATTTCCTATTTTGTAAGCATATTATAGCACAGTCAAAAGTAAAAGTATAATAACTTTTTGTATTTTTTATGGAGATAGTTATAACTTTTGGATATAGCTGATGAAAGAGGTTCGGCGCTATTTAAGTAGATGATTTCTTTACACTACGATAGAAGAAGGTCTAAATTAGACCGGATTGGTTAGGATAGCCTAGAATTTGATCTTCTTAAATAGCGGACTTTTTTAGGCATAGTGAGGGTGGCAGATAGGAAAAAAGCGTTAAAAATCAAGGAGTTAGGCCAAAAAAGGTCCATGTACACCATGTCGAGATTCTGGGTCTGTATATATAGGCTATATTTATGATATATTTAATATTAAAGAATACATATTATAAATTTAAATAGTAAATACATGGTGTACATGGAAACAGTAGCAGATGTCCGCCCTCTCTTAGTTAACCAGGGCCAATTATAATTCATGCTCAGTAGTATTACCCTTAGATTTTGAGTATAAAAAAAGGACCCACGAGGGGTCCTAGATTAATCTCAAAAAGAGTATGACTAAAATCAACGGTGGAAAGGTGATGCACAAACACACCACCAGTCCGTAGAATACCAGTCTAGACATTCTCTACTAGAGCTAGATCATGATGATAGTCAATCAGTGGTATGACCGAATCCTTGATATCCTCAAGTTTGAGAATCTCATCTTTTAGGTCTTCTACTGACAAGTCTTCATCAATTACTTTTTGAAGTAATTCAGCCTTGTTAGTCTTGAAATCACGTTGCTGCTTGGTCCATGCATTCACACCAACCTTACACATTGAATTCAAGCCTGTTTTTGAGCCAGATTTTGCTCCGTATTCCACCTGAGTAGTAAGTTCCCACTCTTTGTGATAATAACAGAATATCTCTAGTTCACCATCATCATTAGTTCTACTATTCGAGTCTCTCTGTTTCGACACCATCAAAGGTATCAGTAAGTTCATGATATCCTTGACTTTCTTGTCTTGGTTTGCCTCTAACACAGAGTAGATTGATTCAAAATTTACTTTAAGAACTGACATAATATATACCTTTAGTTAGGTTGAATATTGCCACACATGTGACAATAGTGGTCTGACAGGCTAGATTGTTAAACAACATGAATTGAGTTAATCAATTCATGTGTACATAATATCACATCCACTACTGTTGTACAATTCTTTGTGCTTATACACTGTATTCATTTGGTGAATACTCGACTATCACGTAGCTTACATAAGGCTTTCATTGCTTTAGGTATAACAAACTCGCTCGCGAGTTTGTTATACCTACAGTATTGATAGACTCATGGGAGATAAGTAGACTAGAGCCTGGTGTACAATCATTTATACCTATGTCCACTATTCATGTGACGAATATTACTATTTTACTGTATAGGCATGCACGCATGTCATGATATTAACACATAGGTATGTGATAACATTGGAATGTCAGCATATTCTAACATACTAATATACTAGTCAGTATTCTCCTCGCTGGTGCCCCCAGGGGAGGTTACGGCGGCGTGAAAGTTCACAACATTTAGTAGTTGGTAGTTATATGCTTTTTATGTCAATGATATCAATAATAACTAGTAGAGTTAGTAGTTGGTAGCTATAGAGTATCGACTGAGTGCTATCTGAAGTATCTATGTACGACATGTAATGACTATTCACACTATTAAATGTAATAATATCTATAGAATTATTAATATTATTATATGTGTATACATACCCCTAACATACACAATATCAAATAGTAATCACATGACGCACATGACGTTATAGTGCCATACCACTAACAACTGGATTATAATCGTCGCTCTCGCCGTCACTCAAATGATACGCTACAGTCTGTATCATGTACCTAACAGTATCCGCGCCATGGCACCAGCGGTTACGCTTAGGTTCATCGCGCCATACTTCAAGTAGCGGATTCCAGTCTTTAGTATAGTTAAGGCAACACTGCTCGATATACACACAGTCAGAACTAATCCAGATATTAGAAAAGGCTTGTCTGACTTCTTCTATACCTGCCGACCTTGAATTCTTGGCTAAGATGGTAGTATTGTACACTCCGAGGTCGTGAAGTATCTCCTCCCTAGTTTTGTTTTCTTCCTGGGTTAGATCAATCACACCCATATCATGAGGAAGATACCAATGTACTATATCCCACCCAAACTCATCCTTTAGTTCAGCGGCCTTAGTTACATAGTGCCCTAACCATTCTCCAGTATTGTAGTATTCGTAGATGATTCGAATCTGTCCTCTCCACACTTGAAAAAACACTAGCACCATATAATCACTACGACCGGCATCTAGCACTACATAAACATCTAAGTTAGTGTCATACAATTCAGAATACGGCTTCTTATGCCCTACGCGAACTACACACTCAAGATAGCGCTTAGCCCAGTAAGTGCCGTCCTGCGCTGCAGTGAAGGCTTCTTCGGGAGTAGCTGGATATTCCTGGTGTATGTCACCTTCTAGTTCTCGATGTTGGGCAATCCAGAAGTTACGTTGCTCTACTGATATAACACGCCCTAACTCTAGTTCTAGCCGTGCAAAGTAATCTAGCTCTTCTTGATCAGGATACTGGGTCTCGAATTCGACACAATCAGGATCGTCTAGCCATGATAGGAATACAGGCTTGAAATCTTTACCTGCTAGCACCCCTGCCCCATCTTGTTTAATGCTAGCATCCCACATGTACTTAAACATGTTAACACCTTCTGCAGTAGACTCAATGACCCCTGTATTACCTGGAGCCAGTGCTTGCAATGTGCCAGTCTTGGTTTCCTTAGCTCGTTCTGGGTATTTGTTAGCTATCTTGCCTAACTCACTGATATGTAACCTCTGTAAGGTCGCAGAACGGAATGAGGTACGTATGAACATGGTTGAATTATTAGACAGCTTGAACTCTGCGGAGTTGTCTTTGAGCACTCGTAGCTCAAAGAGTTCTTTTACCCATGGATCAAGAGTATTCCACACATGCTTCAGCCGTTCTAACAAAGTCCCTGCTTCGTCCTTGCCCTGTGCCATAAGCCCGCAGTTGGTATTACTCTTGGTAATCAGGTCATCGAAGTATGATATAAGCCAGAAAGTCGAAATCCCCTGTTGCCTACTCTTAAGTATTATAAGCCGTGAGTGCTCGAGACTCGCAGCATATACAATTAGTTGAGCTCGATTCATGACAAACGGTATGGGGTCACCAGCTTTGTCAATAATAGAGTACAAGTTGTTTAAGCGCCACAGTTTTGAGGGCAAATAGTCCTGTACAAGGGTATTGAAATCTTCTGGTTGAGTAGTTAGGGTCTTCCATAGCTCCTCGCTATACAAAGCGACAAAATCGTCACGCGCGATATTACATAACATACTATCTCCAATTCAGCCCACGGTCTCCATAACGATCCGTGGCCAAGTTTTATCTAAATATATGATAATCCGTACGGCCCAAAATAAAACGTCTTAAAACGCGATACAGGAGCTCCACTATGACCGTAAGTGTCTCTCAAAAGACCCAGGAGCAGGTAGCCCCAGTTCATTACTACTGCCACCTCTACTAATACCACCGCCTGCGCCAAAGAAACTCACATGCAGTTCACTCAGACTTTTGGCAAGAATTAGGACAGTCTCAGCGTTGTTCGCTATAACTGCTACCTGTGCAATCTTGTCTGTCAGGGCAATAGCAGCAGCTTGCATCTGCTGATCCAGTAACTTGCCACCGGCTACGGACATACTTAGTTCATGCACCTGTTCTTCAACTAGTTCCCCTACACCGAATGCCTCGATGGCTGGAGTAAGCTCATTAGTTACCGCGTTTAGGAGTATCTCGAGTGCAGCTTCAGGTAAATCGAACAACTCTAGAATTGCATCACTGCTCTCTGCCTCATGGAGCTGTTTCCGAAGCTTAAGCGCTGTAGCGTAACTAAGACCTACCTTTTCAGCTGCTTTGGCGGGAGTTTCTCCATTCTTCAGATGAGCTAGACAAAGTAATCTACTTTGGTGATCCACTTTTAGTCTCCTGTAGTCTCTTGTCTGAGTACTCTTTGAGCGCCTGAATAACTACCCATGAAAAGTTGACACGTCCTTCACGTCGCTCACTAATGCGCAAAGCATCCACGAACATTGTATCAGCATCATTCTTAGTACAGAAGCTGTGTGTCTTTGCTGCCATGCTATGACCTCACTAGTTAATAAGTAGATAGAAAATAAATAAAATAATTAATTCCATTTACAAGAATATCATGATATAGTTATATTGTAAATAAGAAAATCAATTATTCTCAGCACCCCTACGGAGGGATTCGCATGTCCGAGTTTAAAGAAAAGGTAGACACACTAGTAAGTCAGATGACGAAGGCTGAAGACGGCAAATGGACTCTACCAGAAGACGTAGCTCAAGATCTAGATGAGCCTACGTTATTCGCTGTTACATCAGAGCGGCGCTATCGTGATACACAAGCTGGCTATACTAAGGCGCAGCAAGAAGCTAAACGCCAGAAAGCTATAGCTGAGGGTCTTCAGGAGCACGCTCTAACGCAAGGTGGTAAACTCTCTGCGGTTCAGGCAGCTGAATTACACAGGCTTAAGAAAGAGAATCCAGACGCCTGGAGAGAAAAACTGAACGACTACGAGCAAGAGGCTACAACAGCTCTGGAGACTGAGCTAGAAGAAATAGCTACGAAATCGGCTAACAAGTCTGAGCTTGAGATTCGCAATGAACAGATGGCTGTATGGTCCGAGTCTACAGGTATCACACTAACAGATGAGGTAGTTGAAAATGACCTCCCACCAAGATTCAAGCGTAAGCTTGAGGCCGGAGATATTACATTTGAAGAGTTCCTGGCTGAAGCAGGAGAGTTCCTGAAGGCCGATAAAGTTATACAAGGCTCCACAGATTCTACCGACGACGATACTCTCAACTTAGGTAAGGTGGCAGGTGGTAGAGAGCCGTCGGTAGAGGCTCAGACTGGTGACTTTGAAGAGACCTACAAAAAGACTATATTTTAGGGGTTAGTATGGATATTGGAGCAGCAATAGCAGTAATGAGCTCACCAGGTACTCGGGTACAGCGTTTAGGCTGGAATGGCAAAGACATGTATCTGGAGTTACAAGTGCCGGATGAGCATAGTAAGATGACACTACCATATATTTATATGAAGACAGTGGACGATCAATTTGTTCCTTGGCTCTGTAGCCAGACTGACTTACTAGCAGAGGATTGGGTAATTGTCTATGGATAATCAACATAAGAAGATTAAGGGCTATCGTGACCTGTCACAACAGGAGATAGACCTTATGAATGAAATTAAGAACACAGGCGAGCAACTGAAAGAGCTTGTGCGCAAGTTGAAGCTAGAAGCGGCGATTGATCAACGTTGGGTTGCTATAGGTAATACTAATCTACAAGTTGGTATTATGGAGCTAGTACGCGCCGTAGCTCAACCAGAGTCGTTTTAACATAATTGATATCAATGACAAATATGTGTATCTTTTTCAGTCTAATTAGGTTAAAATTACGAAGTAATTTAGGTAAAAATATAGAGATTTCTATATATATGAGCCAAAATTACCTTGTTAGTATTCCTCTATGAGATACTGGACAGGTAGCAGACGTAATCGCTATACTGTTAAGTACTCCGCGATTACCTAAGCAACTAACCCTTCATACACATTGCTAAAGGTAATTATCATGACTACAGGTGTTGTAGCCTTATCGTCTGACCTTAAACGCAAGCGCTGGATGCGTGAAGGCTTGGTACAAGCTGCTTCTAAATCATTCTGGTCTCCAATGACCGGTTCGACCAAAGACTCAGTTGTTTATCAGGTCAATAACACCAGTGCGAAAGAGGGCCACACAGTCGTATTTGACTTCTCAGGCAATATTTCTGGGAAAGCAAAGAAAGGCAAAGAAACTGCCTATGGCGAAGGTGAGTCCAAGCGTAAGTTCTCAGACAAAATCACAGTTGACCGCTACCGGTTGGTAGTAGATAATGGAGACGAGTTTGATGCCGTCGACATTGGTGATCTACAGATCAGTCAACACTCCGATTCACGGTCAAAGTTGTCAGACCTCTTTATCCGCTTCAAGGACCAGTCGATTTTTGACTCCGTCCAAGGTGGCTTAGGTCAGGCACCATCACACATTATCGACTTGGGTAGTACCCTAACCTTTGATGTGTTGACCGACATTGAAACGACCATCAAAACCAGCCAGGGATTCTCCGCAGGTGGCATTCGCCGTCCTTTGGACCCTTACCGCCTGGAAAATGGTGAGCCTGTATGGCTTTTCGTAGTTGACGCGACTATGGCTGCTATGATCCGTAAGGATACTGCAGGCTATCAGACTATTGTCCGGTCTGGTGATGTTCGTGGTGCAAACAACCGTAACATAAAAGGTGTTATTGGTAAGCTGGGCTCTTTGCTCATCGTTCAAGCAGATCACTTCTTCGGGAGCACTGCAGGTACCCAATTAGGTTGGGGTCTGAACGATTCTGAGATTGAGATGTGTGGGCTCCGCCAGTATGCCGGCAATGATCCTACTACAGCTGTATGGACTGGCCAGGAAGGCTTCGACTATGGCTCTTCTGAATTACACTCTCGTGGTGTGATCATGGGTTCTGGTGCTGTCCAATGTGCGTTTGGTAAGCACCCTGACTATAAATGGCAACCTTCTGAAGACTTCTCCATTACCAGCGAAAGTGCTGTTGAGTTTTGGATGGAGACTAAGAAAACGAACCTATTGGCAGAAAACGAAAGCTACAAGCAGGCCAAGATCAGTGATCTTGACTACGGCGTAGTTGTTGTTGACGTCAAGGTAGGAGTGTAATATGACTGATATTTCTCGCACTCTAGGTAAGCACAAGAAGCGTGACGTTAGCGTCATGGCACTCGAGATTAATGCGAGTGACATGGCTGCAGCTGGCGCATACGAGCTTGCAGTCCTGCCAATGAATGTACTGATTACAGCTAGTTCATTAGTTACGATCGTTCCGTTCGATGGCGCAACCCCAACTATTACTGTTGGTTTCAATGGTGGTACAGAGCTACTAGCCCTTACCGCAATTGATTCTGCTGCTGATACTGTTGTTGCAGGAAATGGCGACATTTCCCAGCAGACAGGTCCAGTTATTACAATGGATAAACTCGGTACATCAACAGTTGGCATAGCAATGTTCACGATTGAATATATCGAGTATGAGCAATGCACTGGGGAACTCACTAATTTCGTCCCTGCACCTTAGGGATGAAATTTTGACTAACTTCGCTACTCCATAGCAACGTTGGTGAATGAATGCCTACCCTAGCAATAGGGTAGGCTTTTTAGGAGATTGACATGACAGGAATTGCAAAAGCAACAGCAGAAGCTATAGCAACACGCAAGAAGAAAGCCAAGAAGAAAGTAGCTAAGAAGCAGGAAGGCACGATTTGTCGCAAAACTAAAGATGGTGGTCAGATATGCCGTCGAACAGACATGTAGGAGATTGACATGAAAAAGAAGAAAGAAGAAAAACCTGTTGCCCCACCAGTAGTAAAATCACCTCGCGATATTCATAGAGGGCGTTAGCCGTAAAGGTATTTGTATGAGTCGAATTACTGAGATATTTTTACGGGCTCGCGACACACTTAATGATCACGAGAAACAGCGGTGGTCTGACGCTACGCTATTGAGAAACCTGAATCAGGGTATAACCGATATAGCTATTCAATCTGGACTGTTTAAGAATAGCTCAGCTATAGCGTTAAAGAATGGCCAGGAGATATACACTCTCCCAGACACCATACTACGGCTTAGCCATTGCACGTATGACTGGAAGCCACTGCCACTACGTAGCTCAGGGTGGATGGACCATAACCGCGAGACCGATTGGCGGTTTACAGTTAGTGAAGATGATATAACGCATGTTGTTTTTGACGAGATTAAGCGCAGAGAGCTAAGGGTATACCCTAGACCTTTTGGCGACTACGATGCCATGTACGAATTAATGGATAGTCCGTATGGTGTTGTAGTAGCTATTGACGGTTACGACATAGATCAACCGTATGGTGTTATAGGTAATATAGTTGACCCAGATATCAATGCTGAGTCCAAAGATAACCTATACGGTGTGTTAGCTGGCATGACTGTAGCCCAGGCTATTATTATCTACTATACAGAATGCCCACCATTACCTACAGCTATAGATCAAGATCCTCCCTTAGATATATGCTTTGACACTGCACTAAAGTATTACGTAGTGGCTATGGCCTTACGTAATGACGTAGACGCCCAAAACAGAAGCATGGCTAATGAAGAGCTAGTCTTGTATCAGCGTGACCTAGATGAGATAGTCAGACTTGCTTCTACTGACAGTGTGTCTGCCCCTAACTTTGAGTCTCACTACAATGCAATCGGATAGTCCATTAGTTACGCGTGTTGTTACTAGCTCGCGCATCGTACATAACGATCTACAGTTAGGTCGTGGTACTGTAGAGCAGTACAGAGGTAACTCTATACGTACTGAGCAGTCTATCGAGCTAATGTTTATCTTTAGGACTGTAGATGAGATTCAGCACTTAGATACAGCCCGTTATGCTAGAGTCGGGTTACACCAAGAAGGCCCATTACGTGAGTACTGGTATAATGAGACGTCAGAGGCAGTGCCCAACAATAATACAGTATTAAAACCTTATACAGTTACAAGAGCAGGTAGGTGGTTGCTAGTTGAGCACGTAGATCATGAAGCTCGTAAACTAATTAAAGAGTTGCAGGATGCTATTAATACATAAAGTATTAGCTGTACACCGCGACCTAGCATTAGGTAAAGGCACAGTTGTACAACAAAGAGGGCTATTTGTTGGCGAAGAGCACAAGATAGAATTAGCTTTTATATTTAGAACTGTTGATGAGATAAAAGATTTAGACATCACTAGGTACCTTAGAATTCAGTTGCACCAGCCAGGTGATGCCTCTGAGTACTGGTATGACGAATTGTCCCTAGCTACACCAGACGACATCTCAGTTATTAAGCCTAATAATATCTCAATAACCGATGCTGGGCGTTGGCTGTTAGTTGAAATCATAGTTGAGTATTCTGCTTCAGCCACTAACACTCCAGGTAATACAATAGAACAAGACGTTAATGCAATGGATTGGTCTGGCCATCCATATGCTATTGGGTCTACGTTAAGTGTGCTACAGAATCATATAGTTATCTTTGACAACCAAGATGGTAAGACGTATTTATGGTCTGGCCCTAAGCCTGTATTAATCGGGCTTAATGGTACGTATCAAACAAAAGCAGAAGACTACTTACCTCTGTCTACTACGCAACATGAAGCTCTTGTGGATGTAACCCCAGATCAGCACCACAATCAGGCCCACGAATGGGATGGTCCCGATCACTTAAATATACCGCCTACATTTCCACCTAATTCACACGCTCATGACGGTGTAGACGGTAGTGGGCAAGTTAGTTATAACGATTTACTAGATAAGCCAGCAGATGGTGCGTCTGAGCACGATGATTTACTAGGCGTAACCCCAGATCAGCACCACAATCAGGCCCACGAATGGGACGGCCCTGATCATCTAAATATACCACCTACATTTCCGCCAAGTGCTCATACTCATGCTCATGCAGATACTACAGGCCAGACTGCGGATGACCACCACCCTCAGTTACACAATATTGATAGCCACACTGATGTTGATACTACGACAGAATTGCCATTAAACAATGACAGATTAGGCTGGGACGCTACATTATTAAAGTGGGTGCCCAAGCAGTCAGCTTCGGCTTTAGGTATTGTAGCCTTTGACTATCGCATAGTTAATCCTACAGCTACTCCAGCACCAGGTAGACTAGCAGGTAATGATGCTGATGCGTCACTTGTTACTATAGTGTACATAAATGAAGAGGATAACCATGGGGACGATAAGACACTATTCCTTGAGAATCTAGATAAAGGCGATTGGCTAAATATACATGACCCAGATGCGACTACAACACACCGCAGTTACGATGTTACAGGTGTTCCTACATTAGTAGCTGACGTCTGGCATGTTCCTGTGGTGTTCTTTGATGAAGTTGGGCCACCACTATCCAACAACCAGAGAGTTACTTTATTTATACGCTACACTTCTACACTTTCACATGATGGTCTTGTAGACGTAACCCCAGATCAACACCATGCCGAAAGTCATACACTCCCGAGCCACAGTGACGTAATCATTGCTGGTCCCGTACTGGACGATGTTCTAACCTATGACGGTGCTGACTGGATTAACAAAGCGTTTAGTGCGGGTGGTAGCAAGTGGGACGATGCCACGGGTGGTATTAATTATTCGGGTGGCGATGTTGGGGTTGGTGCAACCGATCCATTCGCAAAGCTGGACGTTAGGTTAGAGAGGACGGATACCCCCGCATGGACGCAGGGCCCAGCAGACGTGGCTCTGTTTGAGCGGGATAACGGCAGTACGGGTGGTTCTCAGGTTATTATTGCTTCGTCTAGCGCAGGCTCTGGCTCGCTGTATTTTGCAGACAGAGATAGTAAGTCTGTAGGGCGCGTCCAATACAGCCATTCGTTAGACGCGATGCAGTTTTTTAGCAACAGTGCAGAAACCATGCGAAACACTAGTGATAGTTGTCTCGCAGTAGGCCTAACTACCTCCACTGGTGCAGGCACTGTAAACGCACTGAATGGATTCTACGAGAATGGTGTAAAGTTAGCTAGCAGTAAGTGGGACGACGCTACTGAGGGCATTAACTATAGCGGTGGCAGAGTGGGTATTGGGGTTGATAATCTCTCTGCCTCGCTGTACGTTGGCAAGCACTCAGATGGCTCTGCTGGAGTCCTTATAGCCACCCACTCAGCTGCTGTGGCCAGCGATCTCGCACTCTCAGCAAACGCAGTATTTTCAGGCGAATCTTCACTCTCGTCAGTGCTGACGACCACCGGCGGATACTACAGGTGGATGTTTGGTGCAGATAGTAATTTAACGGGTACTGCTGGTGCTACCGAGTACATGCGCCTAGCCGCCAACGGTTGCCTAGAGGTAGGCACAACCATATCTTCAGGTGCAGGCACTGTAAACGCACTTAATGGTTTCTATGAAAACGGGGTTAAAGTTACAGGCGGTAAGTGGGATGACGCTACTGGAGGTATTAATTACTCGGGGGGTAATGTAGGGATAGGTACTTCAAGTCCCGAAGATGGAAAGTTGGTAGTAAAGAGAGATGGAGCAGGTAGTTTTGCAACTTTCGGCTCTAATGCTATCCCAAGATTACACATAACGCCTATAACCTCACTCGATACTGCACGCATGTATATAACGCATAACGTGTACAGAGATCCTTTAGACGTGATTACAGTTGAAGATCCGACACTAGGGGCCACGGCTCTACATTTTCAAGATGGTGTTATGAGCTTCCTCACAGGGCCAGCAAGTACGTCTTTCCCGCCAGAGCGTATGCGTATAAACAGTGCTGGTAATGTAGGGATAGGTATTACAACCCCCAGTGTCTCGCTACACGTTAGTGGCCAAGCAATAATAAACAACGGCACATGGATAAGTGATGGCGGTGTCTGGCTCAACGGGGTTAATGACTTTCAGGTTGGGGTGTTTAAGCCTGCAAGCACTGTTGATTTAACGCTACGTGGGCAGACTATGCTATTCCAGAATAACGCAGGCTCTGAGCGTATGCGTATAGACAGTGCTGGAAGTGTCATTATAAACGGGACTACTCCAGCGCCAAATTCAGTATTAACTCTATATAACAAAGGCACATACATTCCGGCATTATATGTGGAATCTTCTGGCGGCAGTTGGGCTGCTATGGCAGTGAAACACACCGACAATCCTGAAGGGCGACTCCTGCTTATTCAGGATCTTGCTACGGATTATATATACTCAGAAGGGGCTTCTGCGTTAAGCATTTTTAAGGTTGGGGCGGGGGTTATTAAATTTAGCGTGGATGGCGCAGAGAGTATGCGTATAGATAGTGCAGGTAATGTAGGGATAGGCACTACAAGTCCTGATTACCCGCTTCATATACGGACTGATGCAGCAGATGCGCGAATTAAGATAGAGGCGGCAGGTAGCCCCACGCCAACAGTGCTAACGGAGTTCCACGGCAGTACAGGAAGATTGTCCTACGTTGGGACGGTAGCTGGTGCTATGCGGGTACAGACAACAGCTACCGCTATAGATTTTTACCCCAATAACACGCTACGCATGCGGATGGTTACCGATGGTTGCCTAGAAGTAGGCCTCACAACCTCCACTGGTGCAGGCACAGTAAACGCACTGAATGGATTCTATGAGAATGGAGTTAAATTAGTCCCCGATAGTAAGTGGTCAAACATCACGGGTGGTATATACAACGCTGGTAAGGTGTTTATAGGTACAACAAACAACGCACTTGACGTCGCATTGATGCTAAATAAGACAATATCTATAGGTAGCTATCCAGTAGATAATGGTGCTGATCTTGTAGGGACAATAGCTGGGGTGATAGCAACGCCCGGCTCTGACATCAGACTTAAAAAAGATATCCGTCCAACAAGCTATGGACTTGCTGATTTAAACAGCATAGACATCATTGACTTCACTTGGGACATACCCGGAGCCTGCTGTGATGGCACTGAGGATGTTAGTTTTAACGCACAGCAACTAGTACAAGTGTTCCCGAAAGCTGTTGTGCATAATAAGGAGGAGGATAGATATGGTATGCGGAGCCTCCCACTAATCGCGTTGCTGGTTAAATCAGTACAAGAATTGACACAACGAATTGAGGAGTTGGAGAATGCTTGAGTTTACCATTAATCAAATAGATCACACTGTTAACGATCAGACAGGTGTGGCTGAGTTTGCCCGTACTATCCACTGGACGGTAACGAAGGTGGATCAATCCCTCACAGCCTCCTCCTACGGCGCTGACTCAATCCCTGATACGGATGTGATGTACACGCAACCCTATGGTGATATCACTGAGCAGGACACACTGGACGCCCTCAACAGGATACTTGATACAGACGCACTCGAATCCCAACTCGATGCACAGCTTGAAATACAGCAGGCTCCACAAACAGCCTCTGGTAAGCCGTGGGTGGATAACTTCCCAAGCTGGGTAACTGGGGTGGCGTATGTGCCTAAAGACGTAGTGGCGTACAACGGTGAGTCCTA